CAGGCCGTCATGCCGGGTAGCGGCCCGTCGACTATTGGGGCTGTTGCCGCTGTGTACGGCTTAGGCATTAAGGGTTTTTGTCTTTCATGCCGTTGCTGGCAACTATGCCTGCCAACGTGCCAGACAGGAACGTAACAATCGTGGCCATAAGGCTGATGAACTCTTTGTCGTTGGGCGCTTGCTCTAACGGCTGGCTAACAAACAGCAGGCCGTAAACAAAACCAATCACGACTACGGCAAACACCAGGCCAAGTGTTACGCCAACGATTGCGACCATGCGCGCGTGTAGTTGTTCGGCTGTGTAGCGCTCTTTCATGTCAGCACCTGTCGACTGGGTAACAGTAAGTTGGGCGTGTTACGCCTTTTTGGCTGTTGCTGCGTGTTGTTTCGCATGCTGTCATTGTTATTAGCGCTGCGATTGCCAGCCATTTCATGCGCCTACTAAGGCCGCTATTTCGTCGGGTGTTAGCCCTAAGCCTGCAAGTTTTGCGATTGCGCTAGCGCGTGCTGCGTCTGCGTCGGCTGCGGCTTGCTGTTGGGCGGCTGCGTCTGCTGCGTCAATCTGATATTGCGCGTATTCTGCGTCGGTCATTTCGCGCTCGTTGCCGTTGTCATTTACGATTGGTTTAGTCATGTTGTCCTAACTGTCAGCTAATCCGTACACGCGAACTGTGCCGCTAATTGTGCCTGCGCTTGCAATAATGCTAAAACCGTCAAACGCAGTAGTTAGTGCAAACTCGCCACCAGCAAAAAAGCCGCCAATGCCAATGTTTGTTGTCCTTGCGCTTGTACCCGTGCCACTAATGCCCGTGCGTTCTGCGGCTTGTGGCGCGTACACGGTAAACGATTGACGGTTACGCCGTGCTGCAACTGCTGTTGACGTGTAACCAATAGTCCACGATGTTGCGCCGTCGTTTGCCCATGTCGTGTCGCTGCCGTCATTTGTACGGCCTTCTGCACCCAAAAAATAGTTGCTAGTGCTGTTGTCTGCACCTGATGCCCGTAGTCGCATAGTAATTGTGGCGGTGGTGCTGCCTGCAAATTCTGCAACAAGTAAATAATTAAGGTAGGTGGCCGAAAATGCGTTATCAACGTTGGTTGCGCTACCGCTTACGGCTTGCGCTTTAACAAGGGTTGCGCCGCTAGGTGACGGCCCGACAGTAGCCCAAACGCTGCCGTCGTAATACTGCACAATATTGCTGTCCTCAAGGTAAGCCAACTGGCCTTCAGCCAACGTTTTTTCGCCGCTGCCACCAAACGCCGCGTCACGCTCAACAGTCGTTGCAAACACAGGTACACCCGTGCGTGCGCTCTGATTTTGCTGGTCAGCCGTCAACACCTGGCCGCTAGTAAACGTAGGAACGGTGGTCTGTGCGTTAGCGCCCATACACCTAGCCTAGAACATTTCCAGCATCAAGCGTGCCAAACGTAGCGTCATCAAGCACCAGCTCAAACACCACAGTAGTTGGGGCTGTAAAGAACGTGACCCGGTGGCCGTTAGCAAAATCAATGGCATGCTCGATGCCCTCTACTGACAGCTCTTGCCCTACGGTGGTCGGGCCGCCGCTGGTAGTAAACGTCTTTTCTACCGTAAGGGTGTCGCCTATGTCGACTATGGCTACCGTGTCGCGTTCAGCCGTAGTTAGGGCTGCAAAATATGTGCCAACGTCTGTGTACCTAGCCTCAGGCTCGCCATTTAAGAGGTAAGCCGCTGCCGCGTCAATCTCGCCCTGCACATGCAACAAGCTGTTGGTAATGCTGGTCGTTTGCGTAAAGTAAAGCGCAATACTGGCCGCGTCACTATCAGTAGCCGTCTTATCGTCTAAACCTGTCACTACTGCCCGGTTGACTACTTGGTCAGCCTCAAACGTTATGCCAACGGTGTCATATGAAGTGGCTGTGCCGTCATCAGCGAAGTCAACTACAGCGCCTGACAGGGTGTTTCCGATACGGTTTTGGAACGTTAGTACGCCGTCACGTGACATAAACAGCCGCCCAAATTCTGCTGTGTCGTTAATCTGCGACAAGTACGCCAACACGTTTGTACCTGCTGGCACGGTGTAAGCGCTGTCATGACCCAAGTTGACTGTGCCTGTGGCAATGTTCGTGGTTTCTGTGTAGTCGACTTCAGGCAGGGCTAACACGGTGGTTATGCGTTCGCCTGATGTTTCTGCGCTGACGTTCAGCTCATCTAAAAACGTTTGCGCTAGTAAATAAAACTGGTCAGCGCAATACACGGTCACGGTGTTTAGGCCGCCCAGGGCAAACGTGTAGTTGTAATTTACGATGTAACCCACAAACAATTTTTCTGCAACGTTTGAGCTGTTATAGCGCACAAATTCCACTTCACGCATGGGCGCTAGCCCTGGCTGCGCTAGTGCTGGGTCGTAGTACGGGCTGAGCGTGTCAAACGGGTTAAACACGCCGTCTGCAAACGTGTCGTTAAGCGTAAATGTCATTGTGCCTGCGCTGAACTGGTCGCCTACGTCACGCCGCCCACGCTTAATCGCGACGTTGAGCGCACCAAACGTTACGTCAGCAAAATTTGTTGTACCGTCTAACACGTACTCTGTGTTGTTTAGAACGCCTGCCGTAGCGTCATCAAGCGTAAATGCGTCTTGGATAAAGCCTGTGTCAATAAACAGGCCGTAAGTGCCTGACTGTACGACAGCCGCGCCAGCCATTAGGCAACCTGTATGTTCGCCGGGCCTGCAGACCTGTTGTAAGCCCTAATTGCATTAACCACAGCCTGCCCAATCTCAGCGCTAGTCGACAAGCCGCCAGTCACGTTTACGGTAATGCCGCCTGCACCCATACCACCCCTGTTTAACGGTATGACGGCCTCTGGGCCTGCCTCACCAATCAGCGCCAACGTCGGCCGGGTAACAATGCCGCCCTCAGCCAACATCGGAATATTAGGAACGCTAAACCCTTTACCGCCTAATTTCGGCACCCATGACGGGAACTCAAACGATATTTTGCCAATGCTGTTATTCCACAAACTGGCAATGCCGTTAAATATCTTTTTGTAAAAACCCATGACCGTAGTTAGGTAACCCTTTAAGAAGTCGACTGACGCTATGACACCTGTTTTGATTGCACCAAATAGGCCGTCAACAAACATGCGGAATTTTTCGCTTGTTTTGTAGGCAACGACAAACGCGGCCACAAGTGCAGCAATCGCCAACACCACCAGCGTTATGGGGTTGGCGGCCATGACAGCGTTTAACGCAAACTGGGCAGCTTTAACAATTAGCAACGTGGCCTGGTACACCTTCATTGCTGCGTTAGCGGCCAACACAGCCACAGCCAGCCCGGCAACAACGCCGCCCAATATGACAATTACGGTGGTGTTTTCTGCAGCAAATTGCGACACCTTAAGCATGATTTCTGTAAATTTTTGGAACAGCGGCAACAGCGTCAAACCGATGCTCTCAGACAACTGACTAAAAGCAACCTTCATTTTGTCGCTGTCGTTTGCTGTGGCTAAGGCCGTGCCGCCAACCTGCTGCTCGATTGCCTTAAGCACCATGTCTTGCGCTTCCAACAATTGGTTGCTTTCAACCAGCGTTCTGATTTTTTCTTTTTCTTGCTCAGTAAACGTCACGCCAGATTTAGCCAGGGCAGTAACACCCTTGATTGGGTCGTTAAGCGCCTTGCCCAACTGCACAGCGTTAGTGGCTGCGTCACCAAACCCGGCTGCGCCCATGTCGATAGCGGCCTGCGTAGCACGGTCAAATGCGCCCCCAGCCTCATCAGCTGACACGGCCAATTCCTTAAACGTCAGCAATTTGGCTTGGGCTAACTTTATTTGGTTTTGGTCAATGCCTGTTGCTCGAGCTGTGGCTTCTGCGTAGTCGGTAATGCGTTTGTTAACAATGGCTGTGGTGTCACCAAACAAGCCCATGCTTTTGTTGATTTGGGCTATTCGTGCGTTAGACGTTGCTGCGGCCTCGCCTGCTGCCACCATTTTGACAGCGGCAGCGCCAACGGCAGCCAGGGCAGCGGCAGCTGGTAGTGCAGCCTTTTTTAACGCAAACTGCGCTTTTTCGCCTGTTGTTTTGAGTTGCGCAAATTCTTTTTTGGCGCGGTTAATGCCTTTGCTGTCAAACTCTGAGATGATTGGAATACGAATAGCCATTACATCACCAGGTTCTTGTTGACGGCTTCCATAACATGCTCGACTACCTTGACCATGTTGCGCTCAACGTCTGTGCCGTTCTTTTCATACTCTGGCCACATAACGCGCGACGGCTCACCAAACATTGCCGTGAGCGATGCAATAAACCGTGCGCCCTGGGGGTTAGTGCCGCCCTTCTTGCCAGCCATGTCTAAGATTGCGGCTGCTGCGTCTTTTTGCTCGATGCCAATAACAGACACGTTCTTTTTGCCTGTAGCAATCTTGAGCTGCACACCTTTACGCGCTGCGGTCTGCGTGTACGGGAACAATTGACGGCCACGCTGTACCCAGGGTTTAGACATGCCGGATAGGTACTGGGTTGGGTATGCGCCTTTAATGCCGTCAACAGCTGGCTTGGCAATGGTCTTGGCTTCTGCGTTGATTTCTTTGCGTAGGTCTTTGTCGAGCGCGCTCAGCTCTTTGAGCGCGTCTTTAACGCCGAACACCTCAACGCTTGTCATCGTTTGTTGACCTTGTTTAGCACACTAACCACAGTAGTTAAGTCTCGCGTATCAAACGGAACATCAGCAGGCCAAAAGCCTGTGGCTACCAATACGTGTGCTAGCTCGCGGCGGTAGCTGCCGCTTCCGTAGGGTTTGGGTCGGTCTGGTCAACTGCCTCAATTTCCATGTCGGGGTGGTTAGTAAGCCACTCTTTCCATGTTGCCTCTGGCATTAAACGGCCTGATTGTTTGCACATAAAAAACGCCCAGGCCACTAGGTCGGTGATGCCTACGCCTTTACCGTCGCTGATTTTGCGGTGCTCTGTGCGTTCCCATTCTGCGATGCACAACAGGTTAGTTATTACCTCAATGGGTTCGTCGCCCGGTGTAAGGGTGACGGCAAGTTTAATTTTCATATTGCCTTTCTGTCTATTGGTGATGTGTGTTTAGCTTGTGACCTCAGAATACGTGCCGCCCACAAACTCAATGTCAACGGTGGACAGCTCGCCCAGGGTTGCGTTTACGACTGGCAAACTGGCCAGCAGGCCGCCTGTCAAAACCTGTTTTGGGTTTGTTGCGCTGACCGCGCCTGAGCCGGGCGTAACGCTTACGGTCACCTGCGTGCCAACCAGCGGCTGCAGCGTGGCGTAGGTTTCTGCTGCTGCGTAGCTCATATACATTGTCAGCGTCAGCGTGTTGTTTTGTAGGCCTGCAACGTTTGTGCGTGCTGTTTGACCAAACGCGGTGTTTTCCAGCGTGTCAAACTCGTACGTAAACGTTGCTGCGGTGCATTGGTCAGTTACGTCAACTGCCCCAATGAGAACCTCTGCTGGGTTGGATAGGTAGGTGCTAGTTGCCATGTTCTGGTGTCTCCTCTGGTGCTGGCTTTACTTTACGTGCCTTTGGGGGCTTGTCGGTGGATACTTTGACGGCCAGCCTAATAAAACCCCCAGCCAATAGCCGTTGCGCGTCTGCTTCGCTGGCTGGCGTGTACTCCTCGCCGGGTGTGCCCACTCTGCGGCTAACGACTAGGTAGGTCATGCTGTTTGTGCCTGTAGTTCGGCTGTCAGCTCGTAGGCAGGCAGCATTACGCCCCCAATTTCTAGGGTGGTGGGTCGGCCTGCTGTTATGGCAACGTTTTTGCCTAACACTTTTGACGCGGTGTTTAAGAGTGACCGCATTGCGTCTAGGTTGCTTGGCCCCAGGCTAATTATCTGTATTGGGTAGGTGAGATGCACAATGTTGTTGTTAAACGCTGTGAACGACGGTGCGCCAATCATTGCACAGGGCGGCACAAGGTTGCGTGGGTCGGTCACCACTTGCAGGCCTGTTGTGGTTGCTAGGAACGCTGACAGGTCGTCGAGCGCCTCGTTAAACAGGTCTGTAAACGCTGCTACGGGCATTAGGCAACCTGTGGGCGGTCAATACCCAGCAGCTGTTTAATCATTGGTGACAAACCCATTGTGGGGGCTGTGCCCATTTCGTTAAACGACGCAAAAACATCGATGCTGCCCCTAGCCCTGTAAAGCGCGCCCCCCCACATTATTGCCCCTAGCGTGACGTCACCGCTGGGGCTAGTGGTCGGGCTGTCGTAATACCCTGCCTCAACCCTGCGCCTGAACGCCATTTGGTTAACAGCTGACGCGCACGTAGTCAAAAACGCCTGGTCGGCTGCAGTAGCTACACCTATGCCTAGCCAATCCTCAATTTGTGTGGCTGTAACCCACGTGCAGGTAACGGTAAATGTCAACGTGCCTGTGGCAGCGGTGCGGTCTACGTCATCGCCAGCAACAGCAAACAACACCTGGTTGGGTACAGGTACGTCGACGTTGTAAAGGGGGTTGCCTTCGCCGTCTAGACCAACGTATTCGTACTGTGGCAGCGCGTACACGGTAAACGTGCCGTTAAACGGTGCGCCAACACCTGCAACGGTAATTGGGCGGTCAACCTCAATCTCGTTAGGTGTCAGCGTCTGCAGTACGGCG